TATCTCCTAAAACTGGCAAAGTTCATACTATGTAAAGAGTGAGGCACCTGATAACCCTATGCCTCCCTGTGGGCGCGCCGTTATGCTAGAAGCTGGTCAAAAGCTTCATCTACAGTGCTAGTTTCCTTCTCGGAGGTTCCGTAGCGATGGGACTCACTAGAGCGCGACTCGGCATCTTCGTCATCCGAAAGAAATGCGTCTAGGAGCGTCTCGACTTCTGCCGGAGTCTTCTTGTCAAAGAGCGACTGAAACTCTGGGATATTATCGATCAGCTCAGCTACTTGCTCAGGAGAGTCAACTAGCGCACTGGTACGACGGCGAGGTTGGATCTTGGTCTGCGGGTATGCGGCACCTGCAGGCTTTCCGTAATTAAGTGTGAGGTCTGTACCTTCCTCAAGATCGGTGATATCACCGTAGTCGGGGTTCAGTACAAGGTTGAGTAGGGTCTCATAAGCAGTCTTACCGTAGCCCCAAATTCGAACGCCCTCACGCTCTTCGCCGCGGACAACGACCGGGGAAAAGAAGCGCTGGCGTGCGGTGAGCGACTTGGCCATCTTGATTGACTCCTCGGTTCCCTCATCATAAAGGGATCGAACGAAGCTGCATACAGCACAGTCGTCTCCAAAGTTCTTCTTGGGACATAAGAAACCACTGTTGTTTCCTACGTTATAGTGGAAATAGAAATCCTTGAAAGGATCTCCATCTTCCGGTGAAACAATTCGAATGTCCTGATCGCCGTCCTGCGGACGCCAAAAGACGTTTCGGTTGCCTCCACCATTCTTGAGTGCGCTTAGCTTGGCGCGCATTGCCTTCATGTCAATTGCCATTACATTTTCTCCTTTTGCACTTGGCTATAGTAGGCCCGGCAAATGTCCCGAACCTCTGTTTATCAATATAACACCCTTCTTCACAGAAGTCAAGCATTATTTTGAAAAAAGTTTAATTCTTCTACTTCCTCTTCACATACATCATCCACGGTTGTGTTCCAATTAAATACCCGGAAGTTGTTGGCCTCCAGATCCCATACTGTTTCCTTGCCCTCAGCGAGCATCTTGGCCTTTGCTTCGGCGCGGGCCTCCGTAACCTCTCCGCCCTTCACACGAGCCGCCAGAAACGAATCTGGCAGGTCTGTGAGCCTTGCAAAATGCATGGTTCGGGCTGAGCCATCTGCCTTGGTAAAAGTTCCAGTATATACAATCATTTGATCTCCTGAATTATGTTAGTGTACGCTTTACAGTATACAAAGTTTTTATCGTATTTTGTAGAGTAAACGCCATATGAAATGTCGATTTCTCTTTCTTTTGTTTTTTCTAAAAAGTCGTTGATTTTTTTATTTAGTGTTCCATCGGTCTCAAGCTGTTGCTGATTGATAGCTATATAATATCTCATCATGCGGGGAGTGTCAAGAGGAAAAAACAACTTTTCTTCATTTTTCTCATCGAACTCCCAAAAGCCCAACGTTGAGATCTTGTAAATATCTGGAATTGGTGCGATATCGGAAATCACAGGCTTTTGATGGTCGAAAACGTTCATCATATGAATGGTGTTTGATACCATGCTGTTGATGGCATCATGATATCCAATCATGGGCACCTCACCAAGCACCTCTTCAACCTGCTTGTTGTTGATAATACAGATTTCATTGAATAGGCCTGATCTTGCATATTCTTGCAGAACACCGGTAGTGGCGCGATCAATGGCAGACGTATGAGCACCGATCTGACGCTCATTCCCTCTCACCAAAATAACGTTGATCATACGATCCTTGATCTGTTCCAGCAGAGCCAAACTGACGCCTGAAATACGGCCAGAAGATGGCAAGATTACCGAAACCTCTGGTCCTGCTGAGCGGAGGAAGCTCTTAAACGAAGGGCAGTTAGCCTCGTAGTCTTCCGGGGAGTTTTGCTCGTCAAGCCTGTAAAAACCGTTCTTTTTGAGACCTGTAACATCAGTATCAATGAAGTATCCCGTATACTGTGGATAATTCATAAGCTGAGCTAAAATGTTTACGCCAGCTGAGCCCAAACCAATTACTTTATCCATTTACTCTCAACTCCCTAAGCTTACCAAAATTCTTGCCTGCACTAATGTTTACCATAAATTTGCCGAGCCTTGTAGAAGAAAATTCATTCACAAGCGACATTAGCTCCTGACGGTCCTCATCTGCGAAATCAAGCACCACGCTATCATGAATCACGAACGCAATTGTAGAGCGCTTATTAGCCAATAGCGAGCGGATCTTGCATGCCTGTTCTAATACCATGTCTGCGCATGTGCTCTGAATAATATAATTGAGTGCGTGAAAGCGGTCTGCGGGAATCTGACGATTATACACGGTTTTGACGTTGTTGCCATCCCAATATTGACCCAAAACGCTGTCGCGGTCATAGAACCGATTCATCAAGTGATCTTCAGACTCTGGGTTATACAACCACGCAAATGCGCGCTTTTTGGCCTCCTCTCTGGTTCCATTGCCGCGAAAAACATTATCAATGTTCCAATTATGGATATCTTGTTCTGGCTGTTCTTTTCCAATCAGTGATAACAAGACTCTCAATTCTGCGGCATTAAAATCTAGCTCCACAAACCAGTCATTGTTTGGCTCTAGAATGGTACGGTGCTCTTTTTTCAAAGTGAGTATCGGAAAGCTGGTTGGACTAGTGGTTAAACGACCAGTTTTTGTACCATCTACAATGTACTTGCAATATGGGGCCGTTTTATTAATCTTTTTTAGTAGGTTTCGGCACTGCTTGTTAGCACGAAACTGCTTGATGTTGTTAGGATTTATATTTAGCTTCTGAGCGGAGATTTGGCTGACTAGTCTTGTCGTTGCTAGGGTCTGCTCATAGTTTTCAGGACGAGGGTACTCAGCGAAAACATGTTCCGTAATTTTGTTCTTGATCTCGCAAAACTCCATAAGATACCTTTCGGGCACCAAATCGAAGTAGCAGTTTTCATCCAGCGAAACACCGGAAGACACAAAGGCCTTTAAATAAGCTCGCATGCGTGAAGAGACCCTATCCCATTCTTCCTTATGCTCTTCTGGGCATACGTCCCCTAACTCGCTTCCGACACAATACAGGCTAGCGTACTCAACCTGCTCGTCGTCAATTGACGGAGAATACGACCAAGTTCGTGTTAAATTTTGTGGAAAGTCTTCATACACAAGTTTGCTATCGACATAAATGCCGACACACTCTTGCTTATTATCGAGGGCTTGAAAAAGCACGCACACCTACCTTTGATTTAGAGAATAACCGGAAGCAACAAAGTTGTCAAGCTTTTTTTAATATTTTGTCTCGTGAGAGGCTGTCATGGATGGCTGGCCATTTCTTTGTTTTCTTTTTTCAAAGTTTTTCTGTATGTGGTTTACCGACCCTGGCATATGTGACACATCTCTAAACTGTTGATCTACCAAAACCAAAGCATGCTCTTTCGTACGCACCTTACTGATACGATTGGCACGATCTGCTAATTGCTTCATTCTTTCTGGTGTGTACTTTCCGCCCTCTTCCGCATTTCGAATTTTCATGTATTTTTCCAAAAACCACTTTTCTCCATATTCTACATTAATCGAAACAAGATCTTTAGGTTCTCTAAAAATATTTTTTGGAGTGTACTTTCCATCTTTCCTCATCCTCGGGACAGACACAGAACGGTTGAAAGACACATAAGAATTGTAATATGTTGTATATAAAGACTTAAAAACATTATAATCTTTGATACATGTCAACTGATAGCAAGTTCTAAACACATCTATATGATCGTTGAATCCAAACTGTTTCATATATCTGATCATGGCAGGCGAGTTCAAATCTGCGACCAATCTATATGGCACGTTCTTGTCAATGCTGAATCCGAACTGCATTGCCATGTTTTCATAAAATGGATAATTCTGATTGTTGTAAACTCGGGCGACCTTCTTTTCATCCTTGGAGGCATTAAATTCAGCTAAATCAATGACCAGCCCTGTTGTATGCGGTGAAGCATATTTGCTTCGCATATAGGCGCTGAATGTGAATGGTGCCACTGATGCGATATCTTCGATAAAACTGTCAAGATACGGAACAAATGAGTCAAAGTCTCTGATATAAATCTCTTTTTGCTTGTCTTTCTTTAACTTCTCTACAAATAATTCGTACAGCGCCCGGCGATACTCGCCATAGCTGGCGACCGCGGATTCGAAGCCCTTCAGCGGGGCTGGGCGGGACATAAAACCTTCGTCTAAACTAATTTGCTTTTTTTCAGTAGCGACGAAGAACGCGTTTTGGAAGTCTTCAAAGGCTTTGGCTACGAAATTCATAACTTTAACAACCTTGTCTGCGCGCAAAGATGTGGCCATTACCAAAAACTCTTCTTTTGGCATAATTGGGGCCATTTCATGGTTTACACGACCATAAAAAATTCTCTCTCCATAATCAAAATTACGAACACTTTTTTTGATGTCGCGGAGTCCGCCAGTTGTAAAAGTGGCAGAATAAAGTGTGCGATAATAAAATAAGGCCAGAGTGGACAGCTTGTTTTTGCCCTTATACTCTCTAGTTGTTGGGTCTATTCCACGAACTTCCATTATGTATCATCCCCCGATGTATCTGTTGCTGTTGGTACGGGCGCTTCGCCTGCAGGCGGGGGCGTATAGCCGCTGTGAACCTGAAGTTCATCTCCGACCTGACTCCAGACCTGACACTCGGTCGAGGCTCTAACCGGAGTGGTCGGATCGGGACCGGTAGTGATCTCTCCGGCTGGGGAGCCTCGGTAGACCCATACACACTCTGCTGTTGTGTCGTACTTGCCCTTTTCGATGACGTTCTTTACGTTGATTACCATGTGATAGCCGCCTAAACCCAATAAATGAGCATATGAGCCTTCTTCATTTGGTCTACCCAGTGCGTATCCCAATCCAGCAGGATCCACAAAAATAGTTTGTCCTGGGAATACCTTAGAGTTGCCATACATCTCAATACTTACCTTATACGGCTCTCTTAGCTGCGAGATACCAGAATACCCTTGGCCAAAATATCTAGCCTCTCGTAAATAAGGCTGATCTGTTTTTGAAAATCGAATTCGTTTTACAATACCCTTGTTGGTACCAATGTGAAAGTGAAAAACTCCCTTTTTAACGTCTTTTGTGAAATCACCATTTAACTGGCGAGGCACTGGATCTGAGGCGTAGCATAACACATAGTGGTACATTCCTTCTGTGGGCTTTTCCTCATCTTCTGCGTCTTGAGCCAAAATTGGCATGTTAGAGCCAACTCCCGAAAACTCATCAATAAAAAAGCGCTTAGATTGACCCGTTGGTGAATTGCTATTTCCGGCCTTCGATGCGATTAAGGCGCCAATCGGATCTTGGCCACTATTTTCAGAGCCCACAAGATACAAGTTGGTGAATTTAGCTCTTTGACGATGGGCGCCGCCGAAGCAGTCCTCTGAAGTCAGTGTTCTTAGCACAAGATCTTTTGTTAAATCTTTAATAAATTCTAATAAGAACCATGACACCTTCTGTTTAGAAATAATCTTGCCCATAAACCACTCCATAAAGTAATTTACAGAAATAGGAATATCTGCCATGTTGATTTGCATTGGGGTGCTTTGTTGCCCTTCTGGATCTCTAATTTCCACGGGGCCTAACAAAACTCTCATTTTATTAAATCTACGAAGAGCATCTACGCCACCACTAGATTGTAGGTCTACTTTGTTAATGTTTTCTAGAGCAACATTAACAATATCTCCAAGGAAGAAATATGGTATGTTTAGATCGCCGCCGGCGGCTCTTGTGTAAACATTTTCCATAATCTTCTCAACTGTTGGGTTGTTCTCTGAATTGTTAAAGTCCACGCTAGTTGGGAAATTAATTTGTGATTTCAAGTCCGCGGCCACTCCGGTAGTAGACGTCAAATCTGCATCGGGCACATTTGACTGGTATGGCGTGGGGGACATTGCGAAATTTGGACTTCTAATATAGCTAACCACCTCTGCAACAGGCACCCTATATCTAAATACGCGGGAGTGTGGCTTGTTACTCTCCAGGCCCTCAATCAAAGAAACGTGTGCGTCTGCTTTGTCAAGCTGAATCGAATTTGTTATTCTTCTTCGAAGCTCAGCCATGTCTTCATCTGTACATGTAGCATCAGAGCCAGCAGAAAGGTCTTCTCTCATTAACCGCATAGCCTCTTCTCGCTCGGCATTTCTTCTCATCAAGTTTTCATTAATTAAAATGTTTGATTCTGGTGACGTAAAGGCCCCTTCAACCCATGCTCGATATTCAATCGTAAAATCAACAGTTCCATTGTCGGCAATATCAAATGAATGATCGATAATTGTCAGATACATGGTCACACGCGAGTTTCTAATTGCGGCGACTTCATCAGGAGTAAACTGTAAGCTTTCTGTCGTAGCTTCAGGTAAAGACCAACCTACAACAACTTTCAATTGCTGATATAGAACGTCTGGTGCCTGTAAGTGGTCGCGATTTCTTCTAATGGCCAAATCTGTATAGTTAAAAGCATGCTGAAATGCTTCACCCTCAGAGTCTGTCAGAGAGGTTCTATGTTCCTCTAGGAGATCTGTGAAAGACTGAGCATGTAAAACTAGTTTTGCCTTAATATCTCTTCTTGACGAAGCGGGATTCGAGCCCTGATAGGTCCACTCAAATGATTTTAAGCCAACTCCGCCGCCTTTACCACCGTACATTCCCGACATAATCTGTTCAACTGAATGATTTGTAATGTGTTGAAAGAAGGGAACTTCAAAATCTACTGGCTTAGCTAAGTCAACCGTTTCCCTTTCACCGGCAGCGTTTGGCCGGCCGTAATATTGGTGCAAAACCTGATAAAACTTTACGGCTGGTACCAGATAAGATAGCCTGGACGGTGGAATCATGTAAAATGCCGAATAACTCGGATCATAAGTTAGCTGACTCACAATCTGACCGGGGGTGCCTTGCACAGCATAAGCTTTGGGGCCTTCGGACTCCGTATCATACACTGCCCTTCTCGACATGTTGGCTTGTGCTAGAGAAATGATCTTTGTCAATAAAAAGCACTGCTCTTTTGAGCGAAATTCGCTTGCATAGTCTTCGCCGCCGCGTGCCTGATCTGCAATAAAGTTATTTTGCGCAGCCACATCGGACAGGTCTCCAAGGCCGGCCTCCAGGGCTCTTAGGCGCGCCTGTTCTTCGGCAGATAAAGCATCTTCAGGATCGGTTGAGTTTTGTCGTTGTCGTAAGGCCTCTAGTTCAGCGCGCTGGTTGCTGATCTCTTGGGCACCCTCGGCATCCTCTTGGTAGGCCGCCCTAACTGCCCTAATTGCAGTAAAGATCTTAGTAGCTCGCAGTTGAAGAAAGGCGCTGTCAACCTGTGTTTGGTGGTAATACTCAGCCAGAGTATAAGTGGGTCCAGTGCCAGCTAGGTAGGTAGCGCGGCCGCCGTTAGACACGAAATATGGCACATATGCAGGTATGCTTGATACGTCTATTTTATCCATGCCGGAAGATTGAGTTCCTGCCTTGACCATACTAAATGCACCGTGAGTAGCAAGGGACATGAGGTTACCTTCTGAATCGGCCCTATAGTCATCGAGCCAACGATTTGTATATCCCATAGTGCGCCCATCATTGATCATATACTCGTTTTGCACACTGCGAGGAATTTGAAAAGTGTCGGGGGCGCCAAGTATGCCCCTGGTTCCATTATCTTCGTCAAGCCAGTCTTGGTTGTCTAAAGTAACTTCTTTGCTGCCATCGCCGTTCTGGTGGGTAACCTGCCCGCTTGAGGCGCCGGAGGCTAGCCACCTGTATAGATCTGATGATAGATCGTTGCCGTCACGGAGTTCATCGTTAACACTCTTGTACTCCCAGGGGGTAATTGCAGGCCCAGGATCCGCATCAAAGTCTTTGCTGGCTTCACCAAATTCTTCATCAAAACCAAGGGCAGTTATCAAAGCCTGAGCTGAGATTTCTCCGATTTGTTCAGCTGTGTACGGAGGAGAGATATCTCCTTCAACTGGAACTATCTCACCTTCAGCATTTGGTACATATAAGGTTATTTTATTAACAGCATCTACGATCTCCTGCGATGGAGTCCACCTTATTGGCGTTGGCTTTGGAGGTAATGCCATTTTAAATCTTCCTCTTCAGAATACTCATCACTTGACCAAGGGGGCCCGGGATTCGAAGCACTTCTCCGATTTTAACGTGGGCTTCTGTAGGCCTCAAGTTCCACCATGCAATTACCCACCAATATTTTGAATCACCGTAGTGATGGTGGGCTAATTTGAAAAATCGGTCACCCTCTTTCCACACATGTACAGATTGCGTCATCTGCTCTCTTTGCTCGGGAGTTGGGTGGTTCAGTTTCGGCGTTTCAAAGTGGTTAATTTTTGTGGTGGCGCGGCGCTCTAACAACTCCTTATGAGTCGTCAAATCAGTAGTCTTTTTATTTTTTCCGTGATATCTGCTGCTCATAATTTATACCTATGGTGTGCTGGATGTTGGCGGGGTAGCTCCCGAAGGGGTCGGGGCGGGAGTGGAACTGCCACCTGCAGTCGGGGCGGCTGTGCTAGAGCCACCTTCATAGCTCTGGGGACCAAAAGCATTATATGGGTAAGCGCCGGCGTTCTCGCTTGTTCCTAGCCACACCTTGGAATCGTTGTCCCACCCAAGAGTGTGCTCGTGCAATACTGACAAGTTGGCAGATAACTTGAACACCTTTGGGGTCGCAAGGCCGGCGCTGTCGAACACGCCAGCTTCTAAATCTGCCTCAACTGTGAGGCCATCCAAAGCAGCCAATAAGCCAGTATCTTTCGCATCCACACTATTTACTGAACCTCTAGCATCCATGACCAAGTTTGCAAATCTGACTTTGATTAGCGGCGCTTTTGTCATCGTTCCAACCTTGAGGTCTTGTGGGGCTCCGGTAGAGTTTGAAAAATTGAAAGTCTTCATTTTGTAAGCGGGGTACAAAAACTGGGCCAGCATCGAGACGCGCGCAAGATTATTTCTTGCTTCTTCGTAACTACCAGCAACCACATCCCAACTAAGTGATATGCTTCTTGTAGTGCCTTCAAAAGTGTGAATATCGTCGTTTCGGCCGTATACCGTTTCAGCATTGTATCTAGATTCGAATTTATCTGACCACGAGGTAATATAGCCTTTAAATGCAACAGATTTATCGGAGGGTAGGTGATAAAATTCTAAAAATAGTTTATTACCATTAGCATAAATTTCGGTTCTATCGTCAAACTTACCTTCATTTTCATCAAATAGGCTGTCTCGTCCCCTTAGCTGATCGTTTAATTTGTCTATAAAGCCCATCTTCTACCCTCCTATCCCTGCGCGGGATCCAATAGCCCAATCACAGTTTCCTCAGTGGCTGTTGCCAAGACCCTCTTGTCTAGCTGTAAGACAGACGTGATTTGAACAGGCTGGCCGCCTCCCATGCCTTTCTCGGTACGTCCCATCTGATGAGCGGCTGTAATAACCCGGGTCATCTCGACTGCGGGAGAATTCGTATTAGCGGGAGCCACTGATGCCCCTTGTGGTAGTGTAGTAACTTCACCTTTACCGCCTGGGCCGTCGCCTGTGATCGTCATCATGTCCTGGGGCAGTCCGTTTGCTCCATTTGATAACATGGGAATTCCTGCTGCCATGGCACCGCTAAGGTTGGGAATAATCGGAATATTGACCCCGGGGATCTTGTTCATACCTCTAATAATGAGGTTGAAGCCGCCGATGACGGATGCAACAGCAGCCCTCATAGGAAAAGTAATTACTTGAAAGAGCCTTATTCCAATGGTCTTCATCATATCTACTGTTTTTTCCCACCCGTTAACAAGCGCGTAAATCGCAGCACCAACGGCAAGGATTCCGACAATAGCTAAGCCAATCGGGTTGGCAGCCATGACCATGCCCAAAAGCTTTGCTGCGCCGGCGAGGGCGAATTTGGCCAACGTTACAGTACCTAGAGCACCAGCATACAATATATAACCAGCAGTCGAAAGACCGATTGCGACCTTCTCAGCGACGAACATAGCAATATTCTTAAGGCCTGCTAATCTGTTTGCTCCTAGTGCGGCTGTATTTGATATTAATCCCAGCGTTTTTAGCGCCATGGCGAACTGGGCGGCCATGGCAACAACTTTTAGGGCGCCAAGCATGACGATTATTTTTCCACCATGTCTGGCTAATATTGGCAACACTTTATTGAGTCCGTTACTAACCTTATCAATAATAAACTTAAGATCGGGAGCCATGGCTGCAAAAGCTGCAGCAAGCTGAGATTGTACATCTTGGTTAGTTCTGGCAATTTCTGCCAGTCGCTCTTGCTCCAAAGCTTGCTGTTCTGTAGAAACATTGAGTGTATCTAGGTCTCCTGAAAGCGCTTTTGAAAGCTCTTGCACATCGGCAAAGCCGCCGGCTTCTGCAATGGCCATCTTTTCATAATACGACATATCTTCAAAGCTCTTACCGGCCTCATTAACAGCATCTGTAATCATTCTCATACGCTCGGCTGGGTTTTCGGCTGCCATAAGATCCATAGCATTTACAAAGTCGCCACCAAGCATAGCATTAAGAGAGCCAACTTTGTCTGCGGCGCCTTCAAATGTGTCGAATTGCTGTGTATAATCTAAGATTCTACTAATTTCCATACCAGTAGCCTTAGCAGCCTTCGCGACGTCTTTAAAATTGCGCTCTGCGTTGTATGAGAATTTAGCGAGGACTGGGCCGGCGTCGGCAAAGCTTTCAGCCATCATTTGTGGCGACATTCCTAGTTCTTGAGCGAATCTAAGTAAGTCAGTCTGGGTATCTCGTGCTTGTTCTGCCGTGTTCCCAAGGGCTTTCATAGATACTTCTAGACCCATCGAAAAAGCGTCAGCGCTAACTCCGGCTTGTTCTAACAAAGCGCCAGTATCAATTAGTTCGCCTTGTGTCTTTTGATTCATGAGTGAAAACTGACTAGTATTTCGGAATAAGTTTGCTGTAGCAGATGATGCATTCTCAACAGTGACACCGTAAGCTTTATTGTTCTGGTATGCGTCTTCCACAACTTGGTTATAGCGTCCCATACCGCCTGTAAGTTTGTCGAGGTCTGACTGAGCAGAATCCAAAGCTAATGCTTGGTGGAAGGCGGCTGTAGCAAGGGCAATGATGCCTCCAGTCAATTTTTTGCTTGCAGCATCTAAAGCAAATGTGCCAAATTCTGCTTTTTTCAAATTTCCGTATACGCCGCCTAGGATGTCTTTAAGGCTTGCTCCGTTAGCAAAGGCCGCCAGGAGCTTACCTTCTAAAGATAACTCATCTGAGAGGCCGGCCATTTTCATAATGCCATCAGCTATATCCTTGTTAACAGACTTAGCGCCCTTTAATTGAGTTAGCCTTTTCTGCTCTTGAAGCTGCACATCTTCGCTTGCTTTTAACGTCAGGAGTTTCTGTTCATACATCTCCTCCATGATCTCGCCATTTTTTAATCGAAGTTCCAGACGCTCTCGGTCGGCGGCCAACAATCTTTGATGAAGTTCCAAGCGGCGCTCAGCGGCATCGTACATGTAATCCGCTCGGATCTGCATGTCTGAAGCTTTTTGGCCAATTGACTCATATAAGGCTGCCTCAGTTTGTAGCGTATCGGTGTTTTTTTGGCTTATATCGTATCGCTTTTGCTCTTCTGATGATAATTTTGAGGCTGATGCGGCGGTTTTTTTAAAGTTCTCTGCAAGGGTGGCACTAGCCTCCTTTAAGCTTTCCACGACAGACTCAAGCTCTTTTACGATAGCTACATCTCTTTCGGTAAACTTATCTGCCATAACTCACTATACCTTAAACGGCCATTTTAGACCCGTTTTCCTTTCAAAGCTAGATACATTCTTTCTGAGTACCGCTTTGTTCTTTACTGCCCTGGGATTGTCTAGCCCATAGTTCTGTAAGGTTGCCAAGTAATTACGCTCTGAGCCAAGTGCTTTTGCAAACGCCTCTACTTCTGATTTTGTTCCGATTACTCTTGTTTGTGGCACTCTATTGCCAAACATCCCTTTCAATAAGGACTTGACCATGTAACCAAAAGAAGCCAAAAAGCTTTCTCGTAGTTCTGGGTCTCTCAAGTGATCGAAATTGATTTCAAACTCTTCTAATTTGTCTTCATTTAAGTCTTGCATAGCGCGTAATAACCTTGTTGCTAAAATAAATAGTGTTTTATAAAAATAAAGCCGGGAGCGAACTCCCGGCTTTTTAAGCTTGCTGATGTTTGATAAAGCTGTGAGGGTAGGTGTGAGGGGAGAGACCGTTCATCTTGCTTTACCAGCTTCTTGAATAGCTTTTGCTTCGGCCTCTATTTGCTTTACCAATCTTTCAACAAACCATGTTCTGAGCCCGATGGGTAAACTGTATGCTTCTGTCAAACTCCACCCTCCCTTATACTTCAGGAAGAAGAATTGCTCATACACTTGCTCCATATAATTATCGGTCAGGCCAAAAAAAGTCCGCAGTAAACGGCACCTCCATTTCTGTAGCGTAGTCACAGTGTGAGCAGATGAACTGCTGAACCATGTCTACATTTGGCGTAATGACCCTATAAATAGTGCGTAAAAACCTAGAATCCCTTGCTGGCATGTGATCTACGAAATACGCGATGTTTTTTTGTGTTGTATCGCCATTAACAGCGACAATAAAGCTTCGAAGCTGGCCTGTTAGCGTTGTGCCAGCTTGGACTCCCGCTTTCTTGTGAATGCGGTTATTCTTTGCAGTTCGCTCCTCATCTGCTCCAGTAAGCATTCTTACAGTGACTGTTGCGTTGGTCGCAGGAAGCGTAATATTAAAGTGAGCACCTTCTCTAGTAACCGCATCGTACTCAGTATATGCGTTAGGATCCGTATTCGTAACTTCACCCAAATCAAACTCACATGTTGACGTTTCAGCACAGTTTGGACAAGTTACTTTTGTAAGGTACTCTGGGCCGTAGCCTGAAGCCCGTGCTGCAACAATAATAGCGTTCTTATCGCCAACTAACATGTTGTTTGCGTTAATTCGTTTATCGACAATTAGATTATTGATCATTCTGTTGAGAGCAGTACCGTTCTTTAGTAAAGCTCTAGACGTTAGAATGTCCTCATCTTTTGCCGTCATTTGTCGAATTTCAATTGTTTCGACTCCGCTTAGTACATGCCCTTCGGGGTAAAACTCACCTCGTGAGGGCAGTTCCACGAACTCAGTAGGCGCAACAAACTGAAACGGCGAAGCAGTGTTAGCCGTCTCATTAGTATGTGTTGCTGCTGTAGGAGTTTCGGTGGATGCATCTTGTGTTGCGCCGGTTGTTGGCGTCAATCGATCATCATTATTTCTTGACAAAAATCACCTCTCTTTTCATTATAGCATTAAGTTGTTGTCAATTGTATTAATTAGGGCGTGTTGGTAGGATATGGATCATTGGCGCCCCACCACTCGGTGTTGCCTGGATCGGCGCCGGTGCGGGCGCTTCCTGTCTTCGTTTCTAACGTGGCCCAGTCATATTGAAATTCCATTTCTACCTCTGTTAGCTCTTCTGAACTATAATCTAGGTTACCATATGTTACCTTGGAAATCCAAGCATTTTTAAGCGTCCATTTTTCAATCATAGTGCCGTTGGCATCGATCTGCTCAATATACACATCACCCAAGGTCTTAACAGCCGAGGACTTTGACATCGAGGTATGATCATCGGCGGTTGATGGAGGGTGATATCCTGCGTATGTGACGATATCAGACAAAGTGGCTGCCATATCTGGATTCGTTGGATCAACCATCTTCATGCTAACAGGAGACCAAGTTGTCTTACCCGGGAACTTAAACTTATGATTCAAATAATCATGCTCCTGTGTACTGATTTCGAAGCTGGGCTTGTCTACAGACTTTGCATACCACATGTACCCGGAAGAGCCGAGTCCGGTAATGTTTCCGATTTGAACTCGAAACCTAAAACCTCTTTTAGGGTCGCGACCAGTTCCTTCTGTGGGTGTTGTCCAAAATGGCATTTTACTTGTTCTCCTTGTTATTATATAGTTTTATAATCAAATTTGTATTTTTTCTTCCAACTTTAATCATCGAAAGAAGCACCTGTTGGCATGATATTGAAATCAATCGCAATGTACTCAATCGCTCTGGCAGGCTTAAGCATGATCTTCGCATATAGAATGTTCTGATCAATCAAGTCTGGCGTAGTGGTGGTTTCATCAAGAATTAGTCGATATTCAGTGAGTCCAAACTGTGCTTTTACGCCAGCCAAGATGGGATCCACAAGGCTCTTGAAGCGGTTCCAAGTAGATTCGACGTTCTGGTCAAACAGGACTTGGGTAGAAGCTCTAGAGACTTCCTTCTTGAGGTAAATCATCAGGCGACGTACGTTAACTCGGTCAAGGGCGCTGGGCTGGGCCTGAAGCGTCTTTTGTCCGAAGATTACTAGCCCCTCATTAGGGAACTTAGCAATTGGGTTGACATTGTTCTCATAGAGTGAGTCACGATCCTTACGGGACAGTCTCTGACGGGCGGAAATAACAGGAATTCCTGCTGCACCGTCTGTTAGACCGCCGCGGTTGAATCCTGCAGGGGCGAACCAGACTGCGCTCGCGGCTTCAGAGGAAGCCAACGTGCCGAGGGCAACGACAGAAGGCGGAACCCACACGTTGGTGCTTCGGGCTTCGTCCAAAATCTGAACCCAGGGGTAGTATGTTGCACCGTAACTCGTGTTAAGCCTGCGGCTCTTCATATTTGCTACTGCTGTAGATACTGAACCTCTTCTGTTCTGGGCGCTGTCTCTGGACTCCGTACGAGGAGTGTAGTCGCCGTCAGCTACATCGATAATTGCCAAGGCATCACCGCGCTCTTCGCAGACTTCCATAGCATAGTTTGTTAGGCCTGCGGCGCGGAGGCCGGGCACTGACAGAAGGTTCATCTCAATGAACTCAGGATCTGCGACAGAAGTGATTGCTCTGTGAAGACTGTTGTAAGCATAGTTGTTGTACTGTGATGCTCCTGCTACCTTCACAATCTCGTTGTTGAAAGGCTCCATCTCGGTAATGTTGACACCATCGTGGCCACCGTGGAAGACAGTAGTGAAGCGGTCATAGCCCAAGTCAAGGGTTGCACTGAATGAGTTGAGTGCTGAGTATGAATCTCCAGAAATGCGGGATCCTGACACATAGTTCATGCAGCCAAGTGCTGTATCATATGCTAGATCATCCATGGAGAACATGTATGAGTGCTCGAATCCAGGCTTTGGATCCCAAGAGTTCGCACTTGTTGACTCATCAATTGGAAGCAAGTAATCTACTACACTCTCATCATGTCTACTAGACGTTCTGCTTCGATTCGTGTTAACACCGAAGTATGCGTCAGTCTGGTCGGAAAGACCAGCGTCAAGAGACGAGGAAACCATGAGAAGGGCAGGGAATCGCAGTGAGCCAGAGAATGCTCCGTCTACTCCCAGCACGTTTCCGAGGGCGACATGCTTTGCTTGTGGAATCGCGTTTGCTCCAATGAAGTACGCGCCAACATGAGCGGGTCCAACGGCGTTGGTGGTGGCGTCGTCGTCTAGTGCGGTTGAGCCTGCAGAATCTCCGCCGGCTACGGCAGGGCCGTGGCCCGGGATAAACTTAATCGGCTTGGGCGCCGGGGGTCCGAGAACTCCGAAGGGAATCAGCGAAGGCTCCACGGAACCATTGTGTGTGGCATCATCCATTTCAACCCGAATGTGCGTAGAGTTATTTGGATGATCTCCGTACTCTCTAAAGCGGGCTTCAGAATCACTCCATTCCAGATACATATCACCAATCTTCTTGGCGATGTAATCAGGAGAGTCAGGGTCAATATTACATCCTGTGAATCTTTCAACTACCAGCACTTTGTTGTCCGTATCTGAGAGGGACCGCAGCACGACTGAGAATGAGCCGTAAGGGTAAATATCTGGGTTGCTGGGGGCCTTAATGTCTTCGATGGAGACCTTGAAGCGTCTCTGCGTGGAGGCACCACCCTCTAGACCAACAAGCCTAAATAGCTTTTGTGCGCTGGTTGCACGGAAAGCCGTGTTAACACCCATATCTTGACCGATAAACCAACCTGTTTTACCGTTCTGGTATGCCAGTTCCTGATCGTGGAATCCAACTGACCCCTTCTTAAGGCCAACGATTGCGGCGAGGGTGTGATCCACACCAGAACCAGTGATTGTTGTCTCAACCATTTGATCGTAGGTCTGACCAAGCCAATACTTTTCTATATCGTCTGCTTTCGTAAATCTGCTGTTGATTTTCTGCGGATTTGTATTAAAGACCTTGCGAATATAAATATCCGAGTCTCTATCAAAGTTGAAGGAGGTTTCTTTTACTACAGCGTTGCTAGCATCTCTAATAATTGCACGGCACTCATGAGTAGCGGCATTGGTCGTTCTCATGAGAGCAGCAGAAGAAGTAACTGCGGTGCCACCAACGCCATTTCGGCGGGTACCCTTGAGAACGATGCTGCCCTCTTCTAGATACCAGACTGCGGCGAGTGTTCCACTAACGAATCCGGTGACAGTTTGGGAGACCGATGCAGAATCAAACAAGACAAGGCCATAGGCTCCACCATTGGTCTCGTGGGACTCGGTCTGGTTTTTTGATGTTGTCCAGCCTGCAGTAGCGCCGGCGTCTGCGGTCTTGTTGGCATTGTGCGTGCCTAGGAGTCGAACATAGTTAACGGGACCTACGTTGGCGGCGAGGTATGCTTGTGCAGCATATGCACCGTAAGTAGGGCCACCCAAGTTTCCGTGGCGCCAAAGATCTCCGCCCTTATAACCGCTAACGGGGTTTCCGAACGTGCGGACAAAATCTCCAAAAGATTCTACCCTGATGGGGCGCATTGCCGGACCGAAGGGGGCACGACCAATAATTACGGGGCCTACCAAAGGTGCGGCTGGCTCTCTGAAGGATCTATCGACCTCCTTAATAAAGATGCCGGGGGAGACGAATTTGAACTTCTTGACTGACATATTTTTTAAACTCCTTAAAAACTTTTAAATTTTGCAAATGCTCTTTTGCATATGTTGAGCCTTATCGTATAGTAAATAGTAACGGTTTGACCCAATCTCCATTTTACTCTTTATAAAATTGCCCGTTGTTTTTATCGGGATGTTCTTCCTCAACAATAACTCGCTCGCGGGGCAATCGTACTTTGACAAGGTTTTCTTTTTTCGCAATGAGGGGGCCCTGCTGGTTGTGCCCTTGTCCCACTAAATATGCTAATACACGAATATCAAATTTGGTTTCGTAAGTTCTCTCCTCTTCTGACATATCGGAGACGTTATTGTTTGTAGAATATTCAGTTGGCAAGAAGGCCTCATAAAAGTGCCCATCATGATTAATTTCCATGATGTTCCAGTGACCTGTCCGTGTAAGGAACGGGGTCAATAGATCATTTAGGTGCTGTTGATACTGTGCACGCAGTACAATTGAGTAAGTCACATTCACATACACGGGAATTGGTGTAGTATACGTTTCATACACAATCTCTTTATTTTCAGCAGGATGGTACGGCTCACCAATGCCCGTCTGGGCCCCGATCACACCATTTTTAGAGTCCCACTGGCGGGCGTTATTCGACGCGGCGAATAAAGATGTCCTGTCTTGCTTTATCTTTCTTGCCACGACCCACTCCCCACCATTCACGCCGTCAAGAGGGGCAAGAGTTGCTACAATTGTTCCATGCTGGCGAGGATCCTTTGTAACCGAAGTCTTTTCGACTGTGATAATCGGCATTTTGATGTGTCCCTCAGAATCTCTCAAATCTTTGTCATTTTTGATCTGAAATGTCCTCTCTGCAGAGTTCCAGATCACCGGCACCTTTGCTGCCTCCTGATCGGCCTTGGTAAAGTGAATATTTAGCACCTCATCGATAAATTCGAATAATGCACGGTCGACCGTTTCTAGTGTAGAGGGGGTCATAAACAAGTCAATTGTTTCTTGTTCGTTTTTAGTGTTATTTCTAACAGGTTTGGCGCGAGTTGGCCTAACAATCTTAACTGCCATCGAATACCCCCTTTCTTGCCTTAATACACTTGGCAACGATCTCAAATCTGTGCTCAATCTGACCAAATAGCTGCTGGGGTTCTTCCAAGGCCACGATTTCATAATGCAGGTTGCCATATAAAACGAAATCGCCTTCTCTTACATAAAGATCTTGATCTTCTGTCAATCTTCGCTTGTGAAAGTGTACAACAATCCCCGCTTCCTTGTCCAGGCCAACACCAGATGTATATTTGGTCTTAATTCCCTCAAACTCTACTAAAGCATGCACCCTAACTGGCGGCAAAAAGGTTTTTCTCATGGCTTCGCCATACAGATCATGAAAGTCGGTATGTTCAATATCAATAGGATAGTAAACAATGGTCTGGCCGATGACCCTTTCAATAAGCTCATCGTTTACCTGCTTTACTAGATCTCGCTCAGGCTGTCCGGTGAACAAGGGTGGGGGCGGAGCGTCGGGTTGTGACCATTTATTGTTTTCATCGGACATTTATCTACCCCACATAGATCTTCATTGGAATTGAAGTATTAATCTTGCTAGCTGCATCGGCAATCTTGGCATCGTCTTCCATGATTGCAGTGTAAGTAAGCTGATCAAGCACTTCTTTCAATTCTGTTCTAAGCTTTTCTTGCTCCTCTTTGGCTTGTGACAACAATTCTGAGTGGTTTAGAGTCACGTTATCGCCAGGAATCGGCAAAGTTGCAAATTTACCTCGAATTTGGCCCAAAGTCTCTTTAGATAAGGCCAAAGCAAAGCGACGGATCCACTGTTTTCCGATTGCATTAATGTTTTCGTAAGGAACATTGTCAAACGGAATGGTGTTCATGTTGTTCACGCCCTCAATGCCACTCTTTCTGTCATCATACTCTTCAAATGGGTCTTTCTGCACTGTAAAGGACACCCACATTGTTCTGTGCGTCAGATCTGCTTGTGGGACAGGGTATAATCGCAGCTTATTGTTAATAATCTCATATGAATAATGGGACGTTCTTGTGTAAATTGAGTCCTCATATGTCATAGCCTGCATCTTATTCTGCCAAGTTGGGATAATCTCAAATGTAGAGTCATCCGCGAACTGGCCATAGGTGTTCATATTGCCAACGACGCTTACTCCGCCATAATATCCATAAAATCTCCACATTGCACGAGGAGAGATATAGTAAACACGTCGAATCTGGACTTTGTTGTTTCCTACAAGATTGTAAAAATCACTGGCGCTCTCATCTGCAGAAGCGGAAATGATTGTTTGTAAGTCATAATCTTGCACCCCGTTTTCCAAAGAAAAGCTAGCAGAGTATTCTGTAAGTGTGCCGCCTGTTGAGCCGGCTTCCGTAGAGATGGCATCTGCAACTCGTCGTGCATAGGCGAATTCAAATCGAGGAAACTTTAAGTTAATTCCTTCTGGGCCCGTTTTTAGGCTGCCGTCATGATCAAATGTGCCGGTTGTAGCACCCAAGACATCGGAAAGAACATTTTTAGCTTGGTGAGTGTTGATTAGGTATGAATACTCTAATACAGCCTCTTCATAGTTTGCGTAAACGTTTGAAGCTTTCAGCTCAATGTCTAAAACGTCACCGCCCAGCTTCTTATAGGTATACGCAACCTGCTCTGCGGCGCCGGACAGAAAGTCAGTATTGCTAGAATAAATGCCAAAAGGCAAAGCGGAAGCTACATCGCCTGCTGTGCCTGTAACTGGTAGTTTGGAAACGCTCGTGTTGCTTGACGGCGTTAAAGTGGGCTGGGCCATCACGGATCCTCCTAAGCATAAGTAGTACGAGAAACAGGAAACAGGCCCGTTTTACTATGCTTCAGAAGAATCGACCTTCTTAGTTGTTGTTCTACGAGTTTTGCTGGTCTTCTTTTTCGCTGAGTTTGCGCGTTTAACAGGAGCGGGCTCTTCTTCAGCTACAGCGGGAGTGGCGACAACGGGCTCAGGGGCAGGGGCAACCTCAACCTTTGTTGCCAATTCCTCAATTGCCTCGCTGTTGGAAGGCGCGGCAGCAGGGGCTCGGGTTCGGCCGAGATTTCTGGCTCTTGCTTTGAATTTATTTGGATGAGCGATTGCTCTACGTTTCTTTCCCATGGTATGTTCTCCTAAAGTGGGTCTTTTTATAAATAGTAACCTTTTTTTAAAAAACGAAAAATCTCAAAAATTTGCTGGCGGTATTTTTTGGCCTACCTCAAAAAGAAAACCCCCTCTCCACTTGGAAGAGGGGGCTTAACTTTTTACCCGTTAGGTTGTTCTAGGCTTACGCTCCAGATTCTCCAACCATGCCGCGGCAGATGACGAGTCCGTACATATCAGGACGCACCATCTTCTTGGCGTAACGAGTCATCACGCCCTTACGAGGCACGAAGTCCTCGGGTCCAAAGATGGTGGGAGTGACCTGCAGCGGGACGTAAGGAGCGTATACATATCCACTTTCGAGGAATGAACCGCCTCTACGGCCAACAAGGATCACCTGACGTGGGAAGTAAGGGTCAACGTGGACATCAAACTTCTTGCTCAGGGCTCCAACCTTGACAGCACCAACGGTACCACGCTCGTCGTCAGCAGTGACGGAAGCACGGAAGCCAGCGGTGAACTCAAGAATGTTCGCAACTTCAGGGGAGCAAACGATGAAGTTTGCACCACCGCGAAGCGTCTTGCGGTGAATCTGAGCAGAAACGTCGTTAATGGTCTCGACAAGAGTCTCGTACCACTCGGACACTGTACCGGTGAAGTCAGGGGCAGCTGTATTAGCACCAACCTCTAGGCCAGTCTCACGGTTGAGGAACATACCGGGGGAACGGGCCCAGTAGTATGTTGCAGCGGTGGCACCGCGAACCAAGTCAGCAAGGATCTCGCGATCAATCTCAAGAGCAATCTGCTCGGAGAGAATGCTGGTAAGCTCGACCTCGGCGTCAAGGTTGTGATAGGCGTTAAGATCCTGTCCCAACTCTGGCGTCCACTT